CCCGCAAGGGGGCACCCTGGGCCTTGTCGCTCTGTCTATGGGTGGGCATATGCCCCCCCTAAGGATATCCGCAGAAAGGAAGGTTCGAACGTGGCACAGGAAGTTAAGTACCGAAAGGCACGAAGCACCCCTGTGCACGGTAGTGCGTTAAGTCCGTTAGGTGAAACCACGTCGTATGCTTATAGCGTACCGATGTGGGAACAACGAACATACAGTGGCAATCACCCTCTTTTCTTCTTTGTTCAGAAGGAGAAGGAGCGCCACCGTATGCCCCAGTATTGGCTCGACTTCATGTCGACCCGTGACCTGGGCGGACCGTTTAGAACAGAGAAAGGCTCCCTGGCTTCGAATCGGAACTCCTTTGCGGGTTCCGGTTTCTATAATCCGGGAGCGTGGAATTGGTACCATAATGGACCAATTCTACTCAATGGGTTTAAAACACCCCTAAGCTTGGCGTCTCCTTCGGAGATCCAGGCTCAGAATGCCACTCTGTTCGCCCTCGGCGGTACCGCTATCGCGCGGTGCCGTCCCGGAAAACCGGGAATAGATTTGGCTGTGACTTTAGGAGAGCTAAGGAAGGATGGGATTCCCACCTTAATTGGTTCTCTCTTTAGTCGAAGCCGCAACCTTAAGGACATATTCAGGAACTCGGGTTCCGAGTACCTGAATGTGCAGTTTGGATGGGCCCCTTTGATTAGGGACCTAGAAAAACTGTGCCGGGTTGTGACTTCCTCTCGTGCTCTTTTGCAGGAGCATGAGAAGCAGCTCAATAAACTATTGAGGCGCACTTACCGTTTCGAGACCATTCGAGACACCGTTTCGGGGTTGTCAAAGACCCTGAGTAATTACGAGCTCGCAACGGAACAGAAGTTCTCTGCGCGAGTTGGTACCGGTGCTCAAGTTGGTCGCCAGGTTCCATCAGAGATTACGAGTACTGTGACAAACAGTCACTTCAATGGAGGTTTCCGGTTTTATTATCCGGACATTTCTACTGCGCTCGACCATCTGGTGGAGATCGAAAACGAGGCCAATTTGCTACTTGGCACCCGTCTAGATCCTGAGGTTCTTTGGAACCTTCAGCCCTGGACCTGGCTCGCCGACTGGTTCATCAATTTTGGTGATGTGCTTGGTAATATTTCAGCACTTACAGTCGACGGGTTGGTAATGCAATATGGCTATATCATGATGGAAAAGCGTGTCTCGAAAGAGATCACTCTTCCACGGGGTCTTTACTTAAGTAACTTCCCCGGCGCGTCGTACTTCGACGAAAAACCGCTTGTGATAACAGCCGAGCTCGCGACGAAGGTCCGAGCTCAAGCATCACCCTTTGGGTTTGGCTTAACCCCTGAGGCGTTTACGTCTCAGCAATGGGCCATCCTTGCGGCTCTGGGAATGTCCCAGGGCCTACCAAAATAATACGGGGCCATAAGCTCCGTCTATCCTGTTAGGAAAATTGCCATGGCACTTTCGGATCCTCAGACTGTTACTCTTAATTCGGTGGCTAATAGCCTCCCGAAGGTGAGTATCGGCGACATGAAGTCGACGTACCAGAAGGACGACGCTACCGTGAAGCTTACGGTCCAGCACAATGTTGGTAAGACGACCACCCGACGGGTGATTCGTCTTGATACTACCACCATTGCGGCTGACCCACTGCTTCCGGACGTGAACCGTGTGGTTCCGTTCGCGGCCTACCTGGTCATCGTCTCCCCCAATGTGGGGATGTCGCTGGCTACTCAGAAGGACAGCGTTAAGGGTCTGCTTACGCAGATCCAGGCTTCCTCTGATGCAGTCCTGACCAAGGTTCTGGGGGGTGAGAGCTAACCGCTCTTCCCCGGATCCGTGTGCTAATGGCTATGGATGATTACCTGGAAGGGAATCATGAAAAGCCAAATTGTTTTTCTGCAGATGTTACTGGCAGACGCCAGTGACAGATGTCGTACAAGCACCCACCGCGATCTTAAAACAATCGCGGATCGTTTCAAACACGAAGGGATGTCGTTTCTAACGATTTCCCTACCTGACTTCGCCAACGACCTTCACAGGGCGCTGGATCGAGGTCAAGTGCTTCCCTCCGACTTCATGGGTTTCCACAAGGTCGGTCAGCTCCCCGTATTCTTAGGTGGGCTGTTGGAGCAAGTGTTTGAGCGTGGGAGTGGACGGTTGGTGGAACTTCCGAGTATCGCTGCGATCCAAGCTATACGCCAGATAACAATGGCATACGGCAAGGTCGAGCTGAGCTGCTCAGATGAGCGAATTCAGACAGCGTACAAGGAATACCTCCACTGTGAACGTGAAGTTCGTGCTGGCGATCGCAATCGTAGCCCTGGTGATATCCTGGACTACGGGCGTGTGGCTAATCTCCTCTGGAGACGCCTCAATTCCCGTCTTGATCAAAGAATCTTCGACGGAGAGCTGACGCCAGCGCATGGACCCGGCGCCACATCTGATCAACTGAAAGGTAATCAGAAGTTCACCCTTAATGAGTGGACGTGGCGCATGGAGGAGTTGTTCCCATTCATTGAGTGGGCTTCTCCCAGTTACTCACAATATCAGTGGGTAGCTGACCATGTGGACTTCCGTGAACCCGGAAATGAACGACCTGTTAAGGTCATCCATGTTCCTAAAACGTTGAAGACACCCCGAATCATCGCGATGGAGCCTACGTGCATGATGTACATGCAACAGGCTATTCTCAAGATGATGGTAGAAGAGATCGCCCGTGATCAAAACGGGCGTAATCTGATCCGATTCGAGGACCAGCGGCCTAACCAGCTGCTGGCCAAGGAAGGGTCGCGAACAGGTTTGCTCGCAACTCTGGACCTCAAAGAGGCCTCGGACCGTGTCTCCAATCAGCTCGTGAAAGAACTGTTTGCTAACTTCCCCTGGATAGGGGAGGCAGTGCAGGTTGTTCGATCGACCAGAGCAGACGTACAGGGCGAAGTTATTGAACTAGCCAAGTACGCGTCTATGGGTTCAGCGCTAACTTTCCCCCTCGAGGCCATGGTCTTTACGACCCTGGTTTTTCTTGGGATAGAGAAGGCGCTCAATCGTCCGCTTACCTCCGGAGACGTTTCACGTCTCTGGGGGCAAGTGCGCGTCTACGGGGACGATATTGTTGTCCCTGTAGAATATGTAAACGACGTGATACGAACCCTTGAGCACTTCGGTGCCAAGGTTAATGTTCGCAAGAGTTTCTGGAACGGCAAGTTCCGTGAATCTTGTGGGGCAGACTTCTATGACGGGTACCCTGTTGGGGTCGCCCGTGTAAGACAGCTGTTCCCTACATCACGCCGGAATGCGGAAGAGGTCGAGGCTATCGTTGCTCTCAGAAACCAGCTCTTTGAGTTGGCGTATGATCGCACGGTTACCTGGCTTGATGCGTATATCCAGCGCATCCTGCCCCATTATCCGGTTGTTACCCGGAATAGTGGCGCTCTCGGGAAGTGGGACCATGGGAACGTCTATGACGTCACCCATTGGCACCGGGCGGAACAGAGGCCCCTGGTTAAGGCCTTTGTTTCTGTACCGAGGATACCGAAGAATTCAATCGACGGATATCCTGCGCTTCTTAAGGTGTTGCTGAAGCGGACTAAAGACCCGTTTAAGGATCCGCAGCACTTGACTCATTCTGGACGCCCTTCAGTCGTCGACATCAAACTGAAGAGAGTCCGAGCCGGTGGATACTCCGGTTACGGGCTCAAGGACTACTCGGGATTTATTCCTGAGTAGGGGGCCGAAAGGCCTACAGGGAGG